TACTAGAGATTTACCAAATGTTAACTACATTGCCAAAGGTGTTGTAAATCCTGTTTTGGCTAACACCTGGACAGCATCTACATCAACTTGGGAAAAGTCTACTCTTAACTGGGCGCAAGCACCTTACAACCCTGTTATCAATTCGTTACTGATGTGTGGTACAAACGATACTAAGTTTTATCTAGCAGACTCTTCAACTACATTTGACGGAACTAGCTTTTTAACAAAGCTGGAACGCATTGGTTTACACTCTGGTCGCACAGATGCTGTTAAGTCTGTTACTAAGGTGTTTCCCAGAATAGAAGGAACAGGAAGTGTCAACATAAGTGTCGGCTCTGAGTTACAACCGTTCCAAGGTGTGTCCTATAATGATCCAGTGTCCTTTGAAATAGGTTCAGACTTTAAAGTAGACTGTAGAGTTAAAGGTAGATACATTGCTATTAAGATAGAAAGCAGTGCTGATACACAGTTTGAGCTATCTGGAATGGCTATAGAGGCAGAGGTGGTGTCAAAGAGATGACGGAGTTTTTAAGGTTTGATCCTTCAACTTGCCCTCAAGATTTAAAAGACATTCCGAAGTTTGTAGACGAGATGCTTTTGCAGATTAAGGTTGTCGTAGACCTTTTAAGAGATGGTCACTTAGACGTAATTTATGTAGAACCCGATAAACCACAACAAGGCGACATTAGATATGCTGACGGAAGTACATGGAATCCTGGATCAGGAGAAGGAATTTATTTTAGAAATTCCGCTGCCGCGTGGGTTAAATTATAAATTTGTAAACTATAAACATAGTTCTTTATTTTCAAAGCTGTCTAAATGTTATGATTATTTCGAGAAAACAGTACAGCGTAGTTTATGTTCTGATATTTACAATGCTAATGATCTGGTTAAACGAGTTGTTAAGGGAACAAGCGACTTATGGATTGCCTACGACAAAAATAAAAAGATTAAAGGATGTTTTATAATAGGGTTCGCTTACTATCCACAATGTACAGGCATACTAGCAGAAGCTATGGGTACTGATAGTTCTGATTTTGATTTTAAAAACATTGTTCCTAAAATTGAAGAATATTATAAAGACTTAGGATATGAGTTTTGGGAAATGACAGGTAGAAAAGGTTGGGAAAAAGTAATGGCTCCTTTAGGATACGAGTTTAAAACAATAACTTTAAGAAAGAGGCTATAAAATGAGCGCCCTATTCAGTAGTCCTCCTCCAGCTGTTATTCAACTGCCTCAGCAGTCTCAAGCAAGTGGCAGCGGAGAAGTAAAGCCATACGCTCCGGTAGAGCCTTTTATTGAAACACTGTTGCCAAGAATTGAAGAACAGTTTACAGCTGATCCTGTATTGTTTCAACAGTCTTTGGTTCCCCAAGACACTGCTGAAACTTTAGCAGCTAGGCAGGGCTTTGCCAATCTTGGTCAAACGGCAGCGGGTTTTGCTCCAGATTTTCAACAGCTGTACCAAGCTGATCTAGCCAGAGGATTGGCAGACCCTAGTCAAGACTCTTTGTTCTTGGCTGAAACAGGTACTATTGCAGACCAAGCCCGTAGGTTGACAGAGCGCGATAAGCTTCTTGCCCAGCAGCAAGCCATACAAGCGGGACAGTTTGGTATGGGCAGTACGGCCTTGGAAGAGCTACAGCAAAACCAAGCAAGGAATAGAGAAGAGATTGTACAAAAACAATTGGCAGAATCACTTGGTCGAGCAGAGCAGAGACGCATAGGTGCTGCTGATAGAGCGCCGGGGTTTGCCCAGCAACAACTACAGGCACAGCTGACACAACCATCGTTGCAGGAAGCTTTGGGTAGAGACCTGGAAACCAGAGAAGCTGCAAGATTGGCAGACCAAGCTAGGTTGACACAACAGCCACAGGAAGCACAGAGAGAACAGATGATCAACCTGACTAACCTTTTAGGTGGCTTGGCTGGTCTAGGTACTTCAACAACCTTCCAAAACCAAAGCTCTGGGTTTACCTCGCAAGCATTTGCCGGTGGGCCAAGTCCGTTCCAGCAGATTGCAAGCGCAGCGGCAGCAGCTGCTCCTTTTGCTATGGCAGCAAGTGACATTAGACTTAAAACTAACATTAAACAAGTTGGTAAACTTGACAATGGCATTAAGCTCTACACTTGGAAATGGACAGCTGAAGCTAAGAAGATTGTCAACAACCAACCTGAGTATGGTGTCATTGCAGACGAAGTACAGCACATTATGCCAGAGGCTGTCATCAGGGGCAGTGATGGCTACTTGAGAGTCAACTATGCTGCGATTGGAGCTTAGATCATGGGTAATATACACCACAGCGAACTAGCTTCTTACGATATGGCTATGAACGATGACTTCGATGATGGTATGGATGATGTTCGTGCTATTATGCAAATGAACGAGGAAGCGGACGGATTTGGCGCGTCAGGAAATGATCCTGAAATGGATGACGATCTCCTCGATGTCAGTAACCCTACCCGTGACGGTGCTGAACCTTTAAAGTCAAACTTTTCAGATTGGTTAAACAATAATAAAGACAAGCTAAAAGATTTACCAGGTGGTAAAGGTTCTGGGCCTAAACCATTGGGAGACAGCGGAAGTTTGAAACTTGCTGACGATGGTTTAGTAGGTGCTAAAGGTTTTCGTCAAATGGAAAGCCCATATGCGGCCCCTAAGTACTACACTCCTCAAGGATCAGTAGAGTTCCAAAAGATGGTGTCTGGATTGTTGAGTAACGTATTTGGATCAAGTATACGCAAACCCACAATACGGTCTTTGATTTAGGAGATAATGATGGCTGAACCAAGTATGTTAGATTTAGTAAATCAATTTAAAAAACGTAAAGATCGTAATTATGGGCTGGGCGCAGGGTTGCGGCGTCTTCCTAGTGGTCAAGTAGTACCAGCAGGAAGCACTGGAGAACAATTTGATCAAGGACTAGGAGGACTAGTTAGCAGGAAATTAGACGAAGGCGCAAAAAAACTAGAAAGAAAAAATAGTGTTGGGATGTCAGAATTTGTTAATGCAGACCCACCGTTGCCACTTCCTTTGCCAGTTCGTCCTTCTGAGCCTGTCCGTGCTAATACTAGCCCACTTGTTAACAATTTTGTTAATGGTGGATCAGAGATAGACGCTGACAACATTGCTATATCACAGTTAAGAAGCATCGCAAAAGAACCGGGAGCAGCTGCTGCTAATGAAGCTAAAGCCGCTGCTATTCTTGGTGTAGACTATGGTGCAAAAACAGCGCAATCTCAAAATCAAAAAGGCTTAATTAACGAAGCATCTGATGCAATATCAGGACTGCTAGGCAATGTTGATTTCAAAGGGTTGTTTAGGGTCTTAGCACGGCCTGAGTTTGTCGCACCAATGGGACCAGGGCAAACACCCTTGACCAATTTTGTCAACGCTGCCGCCGCTGACCGTACAGCGCAAGCTGCCACCAGAGCCGCACAGCAAGAAGCTGGACTAGAAGGATTCAAAGCTGAGACAGATCGAATGAAGGCACTAATGCCTGATCCTTCCAAGATGCCTAAGCTTACTGGTGAAGTTAATAAAATGTACGATAGGATAGAATCTTCTAGGCGTATATCTGTAGTAGGTAATAAAATTAAAGCAGCGTTGAAAAAAAGCCCGTTTGCAACTGGAGGAACGGGAGAAGCTTCAAAAGCAGTAAGGGCAATAGCAGCTGCTTTTGGCATAAGTCCTGGAGTATTTACATCAGATGATGTAACAAAAAATGTAGCCAAACTAAAAGGAGAAGTGTTAAAATCTAAAACATTTGGTAGAGAAGCCAGCAGACAAGAATTAGAACAAATTTTAAATAAAATTTTAGCTTCTCCTAGTTTGTTTACGACATCAGATCAAATATTAGATTCAGTAGATAGCCTGATGCGAGACGCTGAACGAGATTCGTTTAACACAACAGCTAGACTAAAAGCTTATGGACTTCATACCAGTACAGACAAAAACCCTATGTCTCTTCCAACAAAATACTTTGATAGAAATAACTAAGGGCAAAAATAATGTCTGAAATGCAAGATACGGTTACTCTTACCGATGGCTCTATTGTAAAAGTTCCCGGTATGAATAATATGTCTGATGATGAAATTACATCTGCCTTAATCAAAGCCTTGCCAGAAAAAATGGCTGGCCTTGGGGCTTTGCCAGACATTGAACGCGAATACAACATTAGAGACGGTGTGCCTGATCTTAACCTAAGATTTCAAGAGGCGCTTACCGCTGGGAATCCTAAAGAAATAAAAGCTGTATTTGATGACCAAGCAGGTCCAGGTAATTGGGGCATTGACCCCACAACTAGGAAACCATTTGTTACTCCCCAAGGCCTCAGAAACCTAGGCATTGAACCTAAAGATGACCGCAAGGTATTCTTAGACGGTACAAGCACAGACATATATGATCTTACCGCTGATGCTACTAGGGAGATAGCCATAGGTGCTTCAGCAGTGGCAGCTGAGTTGGCTTTGCCAATGGTTCCCGGTAGTTTTTTACTAGGTCTGGGTGCTAGGGCTGGCGCTGCTGGTGTTGGTGGCACTGTTGCCTCCCTAGGCCTTGAAGGACTACAAGAGCTACAGGGTTACAATAAAGAGTCGGCAGTTGAGGTTTTAAAAAACGCTGGCACAGAAGGTGCCTTTATAGGTGCCGCCACGTTTGTCTTAGGCGCTCCCTTTGCCGCATATGGCTCTATTGCCAACAGGGTAAAAGCAGCTGCTAAAGAAGTTGATCCGGATGCGCCGCCCGTCACTAACACAACTGTACAAGAAATGGTAGAGGCACAGCAAAGGGTTGCTGGAAGAGTTGGCGAAGAAGACGCTATGCTGTTAAGCATTCGCACTATGATCAACGAAGATGGAGCTATTGTAGGAAACTTGTTTAGCAAGATGGAAGGCATTGGAGCCAAACAAGCAGGAGATCAGTTTGCTGCTCGTGCTGGCAGTATAGTAGACAAATACCGTAGCGCCTACCTAGCATCTATCAGGGCGGGTGACGATGAAATTGTTACCTTACAGAAGCTAAAAACTGCTCTGAGCAAAGACGAGCAAGATATGCTAAAGAATACTGTCCGTAGTATTCAACAGTTTGACGAAACACCTTTGGGCAAGGTTGGGACAGCGGGAGAAACACTGCGAGGTTTTAAAAACTTTGCACAACAGAAACTTACAGAGCAATACAAAGCTGGTCAAAAAGCGTTTGACGGTGATGAGTACTACGGTCAGTTTGCTTCTATGGGCGGTAGGGACGTTACTAACAAAGAGCTATCTATTTTGTTAAACCGTATATCAGACGATACAGGAATACTAATAGACGATGTTGTAAATGCTTTTGGTCCTGGAAATCCTTTACATTCTCGTATTATTTCTCGCGTTAAACTTGATCAGAAGACAGGCCGTCTAAAGCCAGTAAAGGGGAAGAAAAGCAAAAAGACTGGTGATCGTCCTGACAAGGGGCGGGGTACTGCAATTACCGCTGGAGATTTGCTAGAGGCAGATCAAAGAATGCGCCAAAAGTCTTTTAAAACGTCTTCTGCTAATGAAGCTAGAATAAATTTAGAAATGTCTAAATCTTTAGTCGATCAAGTAGAAAACCTTAACATTGCTCCAGCTGGATTTAGAAGCCAACTTAAAAAAGTAAACAGCGAGTATTCTCAGTTTGTCTCTCCGTACCGTGGTAAGAACGGATTGTTTGCACAGGTTGCTCAAAGACCACAGGCAGATGCTCAGAAGTATCTTTCTAGTTTTGTTTCTGGTAAAGAAGGCGCAGAGTTTTCAAAGTTGTTAGACGATCTTGACAAAGCTTTTGGTCCTAACGCTGTAGGCGGCAAACTTGGGTTAGACACAAAGGATGATATTCTTTCATCTATTGGTGTTAATTTTATTAGAGAAAACAAACTTGACATTGTAAACGCTGCTAATCCCTCAGTTGCCGCTAAAGCTGCTCTTAACAAAATTAACAATATAGAGACAACAATTAAAAAACAGATGGGCGGCGGTGCTAAATCTAAGCAGGCTACTAATCAGATTTTCAGAGGCAACGTGCTTAAAGAGTACAAAAAGCTGTTGAAGGACGTTGCCAATGGTCGCCCTGCACAGGTTGATAAAGCCCTTGCTGAACTTGGTATGACCATGAGCTTTAAGGAAGCTGGTCAATTTGTCAACTCTGTAAACAGTGTTGCTATGAATTTGTCTAAAGCTGACCTAGACTCATTTGCTACACAATTGAGAGCATTGGAAGAGGTCTCTCCCGACAGTGCCAAGTTTGTCAGGGACATGCTTTTTACAGATAACTATAGCAGGTTGTTTAAGGCTGTCGAATCTCAAGACCCCAAGGCCAGACTGCTAGGTATTAAACAATGGGCAGACGATTGGTCAGCAGCTAAGTTAAACAATGCTGAAAATATGCGTTACATTTTCGGAGACGAGTTGTTTAAAGGTGTAGACGACTTTGCCCTAAATATGAAAGGCGCTTTAAACATAGACCCCGTTGCTGGAGCGTTGTCTGTATCCGAAGATGTCGTAGGAATTGGAAGAAAAGTTATAAGTGGCAGCATAGGAGCCTTGCGAAAACCCCTTAGTTTTATTTTCTTTACTCGTCAGTTTGCTCCTGGAACAGCGTTGCATACAAAAATGGTACAGGGTTTACAATCTGGTAAAACAGCGGCTGAGATTACCAAAGAACAATCAGGCGCTGCTTTGAAAATGATGGACAAAGCTCAAGATTATGCTAAGGGGGTTATGAACGCTAGGGATGGTCTAGTTGCTGCCTCTATAGCTAACTACCTAGGCGAAGTAAACCAAGCGTCTCCTACAGAGGACGAGGTGCCAACTGTCAGACCACAGAAGATACAGGTACAACAGGAAGCGCCACAGCCACCAATGCAGGGACTACCTCAAAACGTAGGCATAGCTGCAATACAACAGATAGCACAGATGCTGGGCGGCACAGGTGAATCCGCATTGGCCCAAGGTGCAGCAATGGCAAAGGGACGATAGTATGCTAGACGGTATTTTAGGACTGCTTCAGCAAAGTTTTCCAGAAACAACTAGAGGTTTGCGAAGTCTCTTGGAAGGTCCACAAAGTCTCTTAGCTGATGATAGGCTTGCTCCAAGGCCTAAAGAAAAACCTGTCCAGCTTGCCCCAAGGCCTAAAGAAAAGCCCACGCCACGTGGGAGTCTTCAAGACATTGCAGCAATGGTGGGTAACGATCAAAAAATTCCAGCAGACTTTTTAATTAGCAATGTACTAGACCCTATAGCATGGCATGAAAGTTATAACTACATAGAAAACCCTGACCGTAATCCTGGAATTGCTAAAGGTGTAAGAATGAACCCTACTCAAAAGCAAATAGGAGGCGGCCCTGGGAGAGGCTTGTTCCAGTTTGAGGG